AATATCTAGCTTAGCTAACTGATCTCTAAACTTGTTAACTTTTTTCTCAAGCTTATCTACACGTTGTTTTGTTTCTATAATAAGTGAATCAAATTCTGTTTCTGTTGATTCAATAGCCTCTAAATCACCTTTTAGTTCATCTTGCCATTTATCTAATTGATCGATGCGCTGTAATGTATTTTCTTTTTTTTGTTGTTGTAGTTTTGCCTCAGATAGTTTATTTTGACGTGAATTAATTGCTGTTTGAATCTTGTTTTTTTTATCTCTAAGGGTTTGAAGATCCGCCGTTAGAACACGTATGTCTTCCACCATACTCTCAATACTCTTTTTAAGTTTATCCTTTTCTTCTGCAATATAATCTACATCATGGTCCTCGATACTTCGAAGACACACCGGGCACTTCTCTTCATTTGTACCTATTTTTTGATATATATCTTTTCTATACTTGACCTTTGCCTTTTTTTGTGCAACACCTTCTAGACTAGCTTCAATTTTAACACCGCACCCTTCAAGCCCTTCTTCGAGATCTGAAATTGTACTTTGTACCTCTTCAACATTTACCTCTTGTATGCCTTGAAGTTCTTTTTTAAGTTTTTCTTTTTCTTTGGTATTATTCGCTTGACGTGAGAGGTATTTTTGCTTTTTTTCTTTTCTTGTTCGAAGAATTCGCTGCTTTTGATCTTCATAATTTTTATATGCCTTCTCAATCTCTTCTAATTTAGTTAATTGTGTATCATGATCACGTGATATTTCATTATATTCATTACGTAAAGCAGTCAACATCGTACTAAATATTTCCATTCCAAAAATGTCCTCAATAAACTTTCGTTTTTCAATTTTATTTTTAGCCATAAAAGGAACTGCATTGTTTACTGTCATAATAA